GTTGGATTCAAAGCAGGCAAGGAACGCGACTTTGCCTGAAGCGCATCGATTTCAGTGGCACTTTTCTTAGCGAAAGGAATTAAATCCTTTTGGCCGTGTGCAACAAAAGTGACAAAATCTTTGAACAAGGGGTGATCAACACAATTCTCTAAAATCATAATTTGCCGAACACAGAACATGTCTGAATTCCAATCCTTAGGATTGTGGAACTTCTCCGGGTATACACTTGATTTAAGTGCACGAATAGTCGAGTAAACTCCTCGTAGTTCACTTCCCGTAGTGCCGTTATGATCCGTCTTGTAGTCACGAATTATTAAACGTTGCAAAAACTTAACATAGTTAGGCTCGTTTGTCGCTTTCTCAGCCTTAACTATCATATTTAGTAGTTTTGCTTCATCTTCCAACGTTTGTGAAAGTGCTGGGTTGTATTCAGCAGAGCGATGGAGCATGTCATCTCCAATTGCCATACCGGGTTTAGTAGTAACTCCGATAATAGCTAAGTATTCAGCCCAAATGGCGTCGAAATACGTTTCTATGTCATTAGTCCAGTTGCTACCTGAGCTAACACCGTGCAATCCGGTGACTTTAGAATTGCTTCCAATAACTAAAGGAATAGAATGCATGCGCAGTAATGACCTGAGGAGTAGATCATGATACTGATGTTGAAATGCTTCTTTAATGCAATCAAATACTTCCAACGTTGCATATTGTAGGAAGTGCGCATCAGTAGAAGTGAAATCAGTCGCACTTAATATTTCACCTTGGCCGTAGTATTCAGAAATCTTCGAACGGACTGTGTCAAATCCAGCCCATGGCGACAAGAATTCGAGGTTCGCCTTCTGAAGAACTTGTTTCAAGGGTTGTGTGAAACTAGCTTCTACTAAATTTGCAGACATAGGATACATCCATACAAGTCGTAGCTTGTTGTTGTAATTGCGGAAAAGTGCAATAGCGGGATCCTCTTCCCACTTCCCAGATTGAGCGTCCTGAATGGAGCTCTTGATAGTCTCGGGTGCTTTGCGTTTTGCAAAGAGCGGCCACCCACTGTTAGACGACAAAGTATCGCGTGCCGACATGTCATCAATAACAGATTCATACGACGCAGGTCTTAGACGCTTTGAGAATCCAGCTTTGAAAATAAACTTTTCAATGAAATTTCTCTTAGCTTGTTGCCATTGAGGCGTAGAAAATAGTGCGGGCTTAGGAGTGCCTGCAAAGGAAAATCCTTCTAAAACTATGTCCATAAGTTTCTCAATTGGCGGTATCAAACCCTGGGGTCCCCACTTCTTAAGTTGAGAAGTGTCGAATTGGTACACCAGTTGTTCATTCGGCGTTCCATTTTTCAATGAGTCGAGCGTTTTCAACCAGTTCTTCAATACAACGTCAGGGTCGTATTGCTCGTACAACCATGAACGTGGTGTCATGGGTCTTCCCACTGCAAGATTTGCAAGGTAACGGGACAATCCATTATTCTTTTGCACAGTTATAAGCTCTTGTGCGGTTAGCTTGGTAATTTCCATAATGAAATACCTCCTTTAA